TCTTCAGCATAAAAGACCTTGACCCCGCAGTCAACCAGACGAGCCTCATTCACCATCGCCTGCATCATGTTTCGACCCATGCGGTTTGATTTCCATGCCAAGACATACTGGAACTTTCCGTTCTCAGCGTCACGCATCATGCGCTGGAATGCTGGGCGGTTGTCGGTGCGGCCGCTGATCGCCCGGTCTTCGTATGTCAGAGTAACTTTCAGGCTCAGCGAGGCGGCGTATTTCCGGCAAGCCTCAATCTGCTGTTCGATGGAAACATCCCGCTGGTTGTGGGACGAGTAGCGGGCGTAAATGACGGCGTCACCGCCAGTGATTTTTTGCTTTTTGCCCATAAAATACCTCCGGGTACACTTTGACAAGCCTGCCCGGAGGTGGTACAATAACATCTGTGAGGTTGGCTGTTATTGCCCTCTGGGTAAGCTGATCTGGAACGCCTGCGGTGCTGGTAACACCGTGGGCGTTTTTTATTTTGTTTGAAATCTTCTTCTGCAAGCAACATTGTGCTAAAATATAGTAAAATATGTTCATGCTGAAAGGAGATTTGTATGCGAATCAATATCAATTTTAACGGCCACGGCCTCCGTTGGCACATTTGCAATGCAATTGCGAAGGGCGTTGTTACAGAGCTGACGGACAAGGATGGGAAATATTACAGTCTCGAAAGTGCACGAGTAATGGTTGAAGGGGTTCCAACGCGCCGACTTTTTATTCTATACCCAAAGTTCGTTTTGCTGCGTCCATTACAACGCATTTGGCAATATCGATAAGAACCTCCATGCTTGTAGAGCCTATTTTCGCCGCTGCTTTTTTTACCTTGTCCCAGTTATCCTTGGATCGGATATTTGCAAGAAAATCATGCCCAGCAGGAGTTAAATCTTGAATGATGGTAAAGTACTGCAACGTAACAGAATTGGATTTTATCAGATTGGCTTCTATACAATACTTGATGGTGTAGATTATATCATCGTTATCGTAGGTCTTTTCCAATTCAACCTGATATGGCTTCGGTTCAATCAACTCTTCGCCAATTTGCTCTTGTACTGCTGCATAATCGTAATACACGAATCCACAGACATGGCGCAAATCGGTATTTGCTTCTACGCAGAGCAACAAATCTCTGACGCAATCAATGTTACGCTTCAAAACTAACTCTCCAATATCGCTTTCAAATTCCCAAAAGCTGCTTTTTCTTTGCAGCAAATTCTTCTTCCGTCAGGATGCCTTCATCCAACAGCTGCTTCAAGCCACGAATTTCATCCACAACGGATACGACACTTCCGGCGGGCACTGCTGCCGGAGCCGGGGCGGATGGAGTCGCTGCGCCAGCCTTTCCGTAATTCGTAACGTATTCCGCGAGATCTTTTGCGGTGTCGTAATCATCACGCTTAAAAAAGAAAGTTTTTTCTGCTCCGATTGCAGTAGAAACGCCATATCCGAGGTTTATGCTGCCCGTGGATGCTTGTGCCGTAGTGAACGTGATTGACCCTTCCAGGAAGCCCGGCTTCTTGATGGCAAAGGACTGGATGCCTGCAATCGGATAAGATTCCGTCGTCTTATTCCTTTTTACGACTAAGTTTGCACCGTCAGCACAAAGTGTAAATCCGTTGCTGCAAGGTAAAATAACATCGTATGTTTTCATATTACATCCTCTTTTCTGCATGATGCTTCGCGATTTCGGAATAATCGTTCAATTTGCTGAAAAATATTCTGCTTTTTGATATACTTTACTTGCTGCCGACAGTAATCTAGGAAAGGGGTAATGCGTATGACCACAGAAGAATGGTCAGAAGTGCTTATCAGGGTAAGAATGCTGTCGGATGCTGACAAAGCTCGGCTGATTACTTATCTGCGCTCGCTGACAGATAGCGTAGGTAGCTCAAAGCCTCCTGCTGCTTGTCGGCCGGAAGATTCACAAACAACTCCATAATCTCAGCCACCTTGCCGTCCTCCTGCTGGAGGGCGGCCTTTATTGTGTCCGGGACTTCCGGGACAGAATTGTTGTCTTCCCATCCCATCAGAAAACAAGGGGTTACACCGAGTTTGGAAGCGATAAGACTGAGCTTGTCCATCGGGATGTTCGTAACGATATTGTTTTCATATTTGTAAACGGCCTGTTTGGAAACACCCGCACAGTCTGCAAGTTCCTGCTGGGTGATGTCTTTCTCTATGCGAACCTGACGGATGCGATCACCTACGGTCATGGCGGTTACCTCCTATTTGAACTATATTATAACAGATAAACTTTCGGTTTACAATATTTTTAATTGAATTATCAAAAATGACTTGACAAGTTACCGCAAAGATGGTATTATGCTCGTGACCCAGCAAGTTACTTGCGGAGCGAAAGGAGGTGGCGACTACGGTAAATGTGAACCTGTTGAAATCCTACATGGTAAAGGCCGGATATACGCAGAAAGAGCTGGCAAAATCGCTCGGAATCTCTGAGCAGACGTTGACCCGCAAGCTGAAGAAGCGTGTGTTCGGCACGGACGAAGCCGCGAAGATCGTTGAGCTTTTGAGCATTGACGATCCCAAGGCTGTTTTTTTTGGTGAATAAGTAACTTATTGAGTTACATTGCGGAGGTGAATTGGAGAACACAAGAAAAAAGGCACCGTCCTGCTGGAACAGGGCGATGCCAGAAGCGATGCGCCATACCGACCAAGGTTATCTGTCTACGTTCCCGGAGGAACGTCTGAGAAAGGCTGCATCATCGTTTTTTAGTTTAACTGATTTCCCCTCGGAAATCAAGTGGGCTATACAAGAGAAAGAAATCCAAGATGTCCGACATAAAAGTTGATGTTTCCAGCATCACGCCGGAAGCCCAATACCAGCTGGCAAAGGGATGTTTGGAATTTTACTTTTCCATCGTCAGTCAGCCCGGCGGGCGTGAACAGCTGGACGCTTGGAAGGCAGCACATTCCCAAAAGAGAAAGGAGAAGTAATGATGCGCACTGTTTTGATGGCGTTGTATAGCATTGATTCCGACCAAGCCGCAGCCAGATGCCCGGCGGCATGGTTCGGAGTGATCGTGATGGTCATCGGAGTTCTGGGCTGGTTGGACTACTACGGCTGCTTTGATGGTCTTGGCCGCTGGCTGGGCAAGGTGCTGAAGGAGGTGCGCGATGTATTCTCCGTTTGACCCGACCGATGAAGAAGCGGGCTACCCGGAAGAACCCCGCTGTCCGCTGTGCCATGAGCGCTGCGATACCATCTACCGCACTGATGATGGCGCAATCGTTGGCTGCGACCGCTGCATAGAGGCCGCAGACGCATGGGAAGTCAACGAATGCTTCCCGGAAAAGGAGTGATTTTTATGAAAGGTCTGGTGTTTGACACCGAGAATCGGATGCAGTTCAAGGACTTCGGCGAGCCGCTGCTGGACAGCCTCCAGAAAGAAGTCGGCGGCTACATCGAGGTGGTTCATCCCAAGTATCTGCCGGAAGGGCTGTGCATGGTGGTCGATGACGAGGGGCGATTGAAAGGCTCTGCCGTCAATAACATTGCCAGCGTCATCTACGGTACGCCGGAACACGGTCAGCCTATCGCGGGCAACGCTGTGATTCTCCGCGAGGGATTCGTGGCTGGAGAACGCGACTTTGTGAGCCTGACCGAAGATGATGAAACAGGCCTGATCGTTGTCGTATTCCATGCCACCGAGGAAAAGGACGGCGATAACACCCGTCTCCGCATCAAGGTCGAGGGTCAGACCAAGAACAATGTGTGGGAGCCTATGGATCTGGGCGGCTTCGTGGAAATGTACGGCAACGACCGCACCATTGGTTTCTCCAACTGTGAGAAATATTTTGCCAAGGGCACCCGCGGCATCCACGGTGTCTATAAGATTCCCGCCCTCGGCCCCGGTAGCCCGAACGACTTCCTGACCAAGCTGTTTGAGGAGTACAACGGCAAGGCCGCCGAGGAGGTGGCTGCAAATGCCAAGGAGAACGAAGCCTACGAGCAGGTCATGCAGGAGGGCAGCAAGATCATTGCTGGCATCAAGGATGCCGATCTACGACATCAAGTTCAGTAGGGGCTATGAGCGCGGGAAATTCTATTCCAGCACTCAGCACCCCACCTATATGCTGCTCATCCCGGAGGCGCAGCAGTTTTCCTACCTTGTCAGCAATGGCATGGATGTCTGGACGGAGTGCTACCGCCGGGACGAAACGCCGGATATTCGCCCCATCATTTCGGATTTCTTTGACTGGCTGGATGCCTATGGGCTGATGGCCGAGTTCAAGGAGCACTGGAAAGCCTTATGACCGGGCGGCTCGTGGACATAAGTTTCAGTCTGAACCGCAAGCAGCGCATCACGCTGGAAGTTGATTCCGATTTCCGAAACCTGTGGGACAAGCTGAATCAGGAGCCGCTGCTGGACATTGAAATCAAGAAGCACCGCAATAAGCGCAGCCGCAGCGCAAACGCCTATTTCCACGTTCTGGTCAACAAGATTGCTGCCGAAACCGGTGAATCGGACGATCTCGTGAAGGAGCGGTTGGTCGTGGCCTACGGCACGGTTGCGAGGGACAAGGACGGCTGCACCGTGGGCTTCAAACTTCCGGTCAGCGTGGATGTTCACGACCTCTACAAATACACCCGCTGCTTTGATGTGCGGGAAGAGGACGGGAAATGGTTCAACTGCTACTTGGTTTACAAGGACACCAGCAAGATGGACACGAAAGAATTTTCACACCTGATTGACGGTGCGATTGATGAAGCCAAGGCTCTGGGTATCGAGACGGATACCCCGGAGCAGTTGGCCCGGTACAAGGAGGAATGGTCACGATGAAAGGCCAAATCGTCATCTGCGACTACTGCGGAACGCCCGCAGACTTCGTAGACAGTTCGGTGGTTTACCACGGCCACAGCTTCGGCATGATTTACCTCTGCCCTCGCTGCGGTGCCTATGTCGGCGTACACAAGGGGTCTGACAAACCCCTTGGCCGCTTGGCAAATTCAGAGTTGCGCAACTGGAAAAAGGCGGCTCATGCAGCATTTGACCCGCTCTGGAAATACGGTCCCTACCGTGGCCGCCGGAATGAGGCCTACCGCTGGCTGTCCGAGAAGATGGGCACTCCGATTGAATTTACGCATATTGGAATGTTCGATGTGGACCAGTGCCGCAAGGTGGTCCGCATCATGCAAGAAGAAAGGAAACAGTTATGGAAAATTTGACCGCTATACTGAACATGGTCACCACCTCCTTACTTCATGTTCTGGCGTTCCCACATCAGCCAGCGGTTCACTTCCTCGCCGGGCATGGACTTCGGTTTACTGGTTTCGATGTACTCCCGCTCTCCGAAGATCTCCAGCTGGTCGATATCGTCGGGCGACTGGGTGATAATCTTTGCAGGCCAATCGCACCCGCCGGGAATCTCAATGCGCCACAGGTACAGGTTATCGTCAAAGTAGAAATCGTTCGGGATGTACCGCTCTTCTGCATCGGTGCCCTCGATGTCCCAGATGTATTTTCCAAGGGCACCGACAACCTCCAGCCGGGTGGGAGCCTTGTCGCGGTCATTCATATCGTACAGCTTGATAGCACAATTGGTGCTGTTGCGGAAGGAAACCTCGGAAATGGTGCCAGTGTATTTGTAGAGTTTCATGTCTTAGACCTCCTTGACTTCCACGGTCTTGAGGCTGCCCTCGATGTAGCCACGGCCACGCAGATGTTCGCAGCTCCAGCAGAAACCGATTGCTCGCTCACGGATGAAGTAGGCGGTATGGTCCGCACGATCCTCATTGAATGCGGCGCGGATTTCTTTTGCCCGCTCGTCTTCCACCAGAATAGAGGCGCTGGCCTCGCCGATTTCGCCGTTCTGACCGTGCTTCATGTCCTTGGAATCGTAAGTAAAGATTACCTTTTTCATTGTTTTGCCCTCCTCAGTGCAGCTGTGCGCTGTGCTGGCGATATTTGACGGTGTACTTGCCACAGTTCTTGGTGACCTTGATGTCACCCATGACGACCCGCCGGACACCGAACTTCTCGTGGATGTACCTTTTGACCATCGGAGCGGCCTTTGTGGTCACATCCACCGCACTGTCATTGCTGCGGCGGCTCTTGTAGCGGCCAAACCGCTTCTCCTCGGCGGCGTTTGCTTCCTCCTCTGTACCGTAGAATCCATCCTGTGCGTGGTTGTTCAGACGGTAGAACTTCTTGCTGCTGATGACCTCCAGACGCTCATTCCAGACGGTGCTCCAGCGTTCTTCCTGATTGGGCTTGATGTCGTCCTTGACCCGGCCGACAATCAGCTCCACGCCCTCAGTACCGAGGTAGTTGTTAAACGTGGTGAGCAGCACCCGGATGATCTCGGTGCCGTTGGTGAGGTCGATGTGAGCGACCTCGCCCTGGCTGCCGCCCATCGTTCCGGCGTTGATGCAGTAGCCCTGTGCCATGTAGCTGCTGGCTGCGGCGGTGAACTCGCAGTTAATGTCAATGAACTTCATGCTGTTACCCTCTTGTCTTTCTGGCCTTACTCTGTTAAAATAGAGGGCGGCCGGGGTAAGGCTCCCGGCTCGCCGTTGGTTCGGTGTTGAAGATCAGTTGCTTTGGACGGTGGCTGGTCTTCTTTTTTACTCTTCCATAATCTTCTTGACGCTCTCACGGAGCTCTTCCAGCGTTTCACACTTCTTGATGAGTTCGAGGATTGCTTTGAGTAACGCCTTGGTTACGTTCATGTCTTCCATTCACCTCACTCCTTTCTGTAAGGGGCTTTCGCTCTCTGCCTTACATCTTTATTATACAGGATTTCCTTTATGTTGTCAAGGTTTTTCTTTAAGTTTTTCCTGAATTTTTCAATTTTTTTCTTGACAGAATAAAGGAAAGCCTATATAATGAAGCTGAGGTGATAAGTATGGAGTTCTCCACGAAAATCAAAATGGCCGAGGCCGTAGCCAGAATGAAAGAAGCTGAACTTGCCCGGCAAATCGGTACTACACCGCAGGCGTTCAACCAGCGGATGAAGACCGGGAAGTTCAAATACGAGGAGTTGGAGCAGATTGCAGCCGCCCTTGGCGCAGAACTGATTGTCAACTTCCGATTTCCGGATGGAACCGAGGTATGAAAAAAGCCCGGAC